TACGTCACGATACGGGACACCGCCAAGGAATTGCTTTGTGGTGAACTCGGGACTTTCTTCAAGGCGCTATCCGCCGACGCTTCGACCAAGTTCGGGCTAAGCCCGGCGCTCGTGATTCACGACGAACTAGGGCAGGTGGTCGGCCCTAGATCGCAGCTTTACGAGGCGCTAGAAACCGCGAGCGCGGCACAAGATCAGCCGATGTCGATCATCATTAGTACGCAGGCGCCCAATAGCGCCGACCTGCTAAGCCTCCTGATCGATGACGCACTGACCGGCGCCGACCCCCGCAACAAAATAGAAATCTGCACGGCGCCGCTCGACCTCGACCCGTTTAGCGAGGAGGCGATACGCGCGGCCAATCCGCACTTTGACGACTTCATGAACAAGGAGGAGGTACTACGCCAAGCGTCCGACGCCAAGCGTTTACCTGCTCGCGAGTCGGCCTATCGGAACCTGATCCTAAACCAACGGGTCGCCGCCAAAGCACCGTTCGTTAGCTGGGCCGTATGGGATGAAAACGCCGGCCAGCCCGAGCCGTTTACTGGGCAAAAGGTATGGGCCGGCCTCGACCTATCGAGCGTTTCCGACCTAACCGCCCTCGTCGTCGTATCCGAAGATGGCGACGTCCGGCCCACGTTCTGGCTACCCGAAGAGGGCATCAAGGAAAAGAGCCGGAACGACCGCGTGCCCTATGACGTTTGGGCGAGCGAGGGACTGCTAGAACTCACGCCCGGCCGCTCTATCGAGTACCGCTTTGTCGCCCGTTGGCTGCGCGAATTGTTCGATGAATACGACGTGCAGGCCCTCGCATTCGACCGCCACAACATGCGGTTTCTTACGCCGTGGCTAGTCGAGGCGGGGTTTAGCGAAGAGGAATTGACCCGGTTTAAAAGCTTCGGCCAAGGCTGGGTGTCCATGTCGCCCGCCCTGCGCGAACTCGAAGCGCGGCTACTCGCCAAGGCCCTAAAGCACGGGAACCACCCCGTCCTAACCATGTGCGCCGCCAACGCGATCACCGTCGCGGACGAGGCCGGCAACCGCAAGTTCACAAAGAGCAAAGCCACCGGCCGCATAGACGGGATGGTCGCGCTCGCTATGGCGGTCGGGGCGCAAGGCGAACCGGTCGAAGACGTCCCGATCCACGACCTATTTATGGTGCTCTGATGCTATTTTTCGGCAAGCGCAAAAAGCTGGAGCAGGAAGTCACCGCGCTCCGCGAAGAGATTGGAAAGGTCAAAGCGCTGACCGGCTGGGGGACAACGCCCGAGGAATGGGCCGAATTTTTCGGCGTTAAGTCGGCCTCCTCTGGCGTCAGCGTCACCGCCGAATCGGCCAAGCGTAGCGCGGCGGTTTACTCCTGCGTCCGCTTGATCGCCGGGGCCGTCGCACTCTTACCGATCCCGGTCTATCAACGCACCCCCGACGGCGCGCGCAAACAGGTGGAGCATTCCCTGTGGTGGATGCTCAACGAATCACCTTACCCGACGCTTACGGCGTGCTCGTTTTGGGAGTGGATGCTGTCGTCTTCGCTGCTACGCGGCGACGGATTCGCCGAAATTCTGCGCGACCGGAACGGCAACATCACCGGCTTTATGCCCTTGCCGCGCGAGTGCGTCGACGTCGAGGAACGGAACGGCCGTTTGGTCTACTACGTTCACGACGAAAAAATGAACTATGGCCTCTTTGATGACGACGTTTTGCACTTCCCCGGCTTCGGTTTTGACGGGTGCAAAGGCGAGTCCGTTATCCGTTACGCGGCCCGGCAGGCTGTCGGGACCGCGCTCGCGGCCGACGAATACGCCGGGGAGTTCTTCGCAAACGGTGCCTCGCCGTCTATTGCCTTGAGTTATCCACAAGGTGTTGCGCCAACCGAGGGCCAACAGAACTACCTTCGCGAGCAATTCACCGACCGCTATACCGGGCAGGGCAACCGCCACAAGCCGTTGTTGCTCGTCAACGGCGGCAAGGTCGAGCCTATTAGCCTGACCGCCGAAGACGCTCAACTACTCGAAACCCGCAAATTCCAGGTAACGGAAATCGCCCGCGCCTTCGGTGTGCCTCCCCACATGATCGGCGAGACAAGCGCGTCGACCAGTTGGGGTAGCGGCATCGAGCAGATGGGTATCGGGTTCGTGCGCTACACGCTCGGCCCGCACTTGCGCCGCATCGAGCAGGAACTAAACCGCAAGCTCTGGCCGCGCTCCCCCAGTTTCTTTGTCGAGTTCAACCGAGACGGATTGCTCGCGGGCGACAGCAAGACCGAATCCGAAGTCATTTCGAAGTCGCTCGGCGGTCCGGGCGCACAGGGTTGGATGACCGTAAACGAGGCGCGGCGTTTAAAGAATCTCCCACCAGTTCCGGGCGGCGACCTCCTGACTATGACAAACGTTCAACAAGGGGCGACCCCATGAAACTGATGCAGCTTTTTATCAACAACCAAGCCGTGAACCGCACGACTCGTATCGAGCAGAGCGGGCGCGAGGCGACGGTTTACCTGTACGACATTATCGGCGAGGACTGGGCCGGGGGCGTTTCCGCCCGCGAGTTCGTGCCGATGCTCGCCGCCCTAGACGTGGACACCATCCACTTGCGAATCAACTCGCCGGGCGGTGACGTCTTCGACGGCCGCACGATTGCGACCGCGCTTGCTCAACACCCGGCCCGCGTCGTCGCCCACATTGACGGGCAAGCGGCGAGCGCTGCGACCTATGTAGCCCTTGCAGCCGATGAGGTCGAAATCGCCGAGGGCGGTTTTTTTATGATCCATCAAGCGTGGACCATCGCAATCGGTAACGCGGATGAGTTTCAAAAAACCGTCGACCTCCTGCGCAAAGTCGACGCAAGCATTGCCGCTGACTACCAGCGCAAGACCGGCAAGGACGAAAAGCAGATTGTGGATTGGATGGCGGCGACCACTTGGTTTACCGCAGAGGAGGCGGTTGAGTTTGGATTTGTCGACCGAATCGCACCGGGACAAAAGGCTGCGAAGAACCAGTGGAATCTGGCGGCGTACGGCAACGCACCCGCCGCGCTTACCAACCCTGAAACCGACCCTGAGCCGGCAATCGACCGCGAAGCATTAGAGCGCCGGTTGTCCCTGCTCGAAATGATCGCGCCATAGGCCTCGCGCCATCGCGAACCCCAAACCCGCCCACGGCGGGTTTTTTTATGTCTGGAGAAAAACAAATGACTATTCAAGCAATGCGCGAGCGCCGCAGTGGTCTGGCAATCGAGGCGCGCAAACTGTTGGACGAATCCAAGGATGTGAAGTGGACCGCCGACAATCAAACCAAATACGACAACCTGACCGGGGAAATCGTCGACCTCGACTCGCGTATCGAGCGCGAGCAAAAGTTGCTCGACCTCGCCGCCGAAGAACGTGTGCAGAACCGCGACCCGTCGAAAAAATCCGACGTTGAGGACATGCTGTCCGAAGGCAAAATCTTCGATAGCTGGATGCGCCGTGGTGAAAAAGGCTTGAGCGCCGAGCAGGCCGCCAAGCTGTACAACACCATGTCGACCACCACCGGGAGCGAGGGTGGCTACACCGTTCCGAGCGCCGTTGCGTCGGAGCTGATCGAATCGCTGAAAGCGTTTGGTGGCATGCGCTCCGTGGCGGAACTTCTGACCACCGCGCAGGGCAACCCGCTCAGCTATCCTTCTACCGACGGCACCGCCGAAGTCGGCGAGCTGCTGGCGGAAAACACCAGCGCGGCCGCACTCGATCCAAGCTTCGGCACCGTGGCGCTGAACGTGTTCAAGTACAGCTCCAAAATTATCGCCGTGCCTATCGAGCTGCTGCAAGATTCGTCCGTTGATATCGAGGCGTTTGTTCGTCGTCGTATCGTTGAGCGTATCGGCCGTATCGAAAACCAGCACTTCACCACCGGCACCGGTAGCGGCCAGCCGCGCGGCATCGTGACCGGCGCGTCGTCCGGCAAGGTCGGCACAACCGGCCAAACCTTGACCGTCATTTATGACGATCTCGTCGACCTGCTGGAATCGGTAAACGAGGCTTACCAGCTCGGCGGCGTTTGCCAGTTCATGTTTAACCAGACCGTACGCGGCGTGCTTCGCAAACTGAAAGATACCGCAGGCCGTCCAATCTGGACCCCCGGCTATGAAGCGGGCATTACCGCTGGCGCGCCTGACCTGCTGCTGGGCAAAGGCGTAGTGATCAACAACGACATGGCGGTGCCTGCCGCCAACGCCAAGTCGATCATTTACGGCGACATGAAAAAGTACATCATCCGTGACGCGATGGCCGTCTCGCTGATGCGCTTTGACGATTCCGCGTATGCCTCGAAAGGGCAGGTCGGTTTCCTCGCGTTCATCCGTTCGGGCGGCAACCTGATGGACACCGCAGCCGTGAAATACTACGCGCATTCCGCGACCTGAGACCAAACGGGGCGGGCTTCGGCTCGCCCCGTTTTTACTTTGAAAGGAGCGGGAAAAAATGGCCGTAGCTAAAAGCATTTCTGTACGTTGCCTCGTCGCTTTTACTCTGGATGAGGTCGACTACAAACCCAATCAAGTCGCCGAATTTTCGGCATCCGTTGTCGCCCAGCTTAAGCAACTCGGGTGGGTAGACGACGACAAGGCCGCCGTAGCCTATTGCCTCGGGGGCTGATCATGCGCCTAGAACTGATCACGGCCGCAGCGACCGAACCCGTCACTCTCGCCGAGGTGAAAACGCGCCTGCGCATTGACGGCTCGACGGATGACGCCGGGGTCGCCCGGTTGATTACTGCCGCGACTCAATACGCGCAAAATATCACCCGGCGAGTGTTCGTGACGCAAACGTGGGCGCTCATCCTGGACGGCTTCCCGTGCGGTTCGATTCCGCTGCCGTTGCCGCCGTTGCAGACCGTTGACGAAATCACTTACGTGGACGCCGACGGGGTAACGCAGACCCTCGACCCGAGCGCATACGCCGTGGACAAGGCCGGGATAATTGGCTACGTGCATCGTGCGTTTGGTACGCAGTGGCCCGCGACCCGGTATCAGCCGATGGCGGTGCGGATCGAATTTACGGCGGGGTACGGTGCCGCCACTACCGTGCCGTCCGATTTAATTTCGGGGCTCATGCTTTTGATCGGGCATTGGGACCAGTCCCGCGAAGCGGTGGTCATCGGCACGATTGTTTCGTCCGTGCCGTTGAGCGTCGATTCTTTGCTCGCTCCCTACGTGATTCCGGGGGTTGCATGAGACTCGGCCCGCTTCGCCACCGCGTGACGTTCGAATCGCGCAAGACCGGCCGTGATGAATACGGGCAGCCGGTCGAAGGTTGGGATGCCGTCGCAACACTGTGGGCGTCGGTTGACCCAATCAGCGGGCGGGAATTGCTGACGGCTCAGCAGGTGCAGACCGCCGTCACGCATCGACTCCGCTGCCGGTATCGGGCGGGGCTCGAAGCTTCGCAGCGAATTACATTCGGCGCGCGGCACTTCGATATCCAAACCGTTATCAACCCGATGGAAATCGGCGCCACGCTTGAAATCTTAGCGGTGGAAGGGCTGAGCGATGGCCGATGAGATTAACGTCCTCGGCCTTAAGGAATTGAAATCTACCCTTGAGCGTTTGCCGGCCCGGCTCGGGGAAAAGGTCGTACGCGCGGCGCTCCGTGCCGGTGCGCAAGTCATCCGCAAGGATGCCCAAGCGCGCGCGCCGATCCTCAAAAAGCCGCAGTGGAACCGCAAGGCCGGGACGGTCCGAAAGGCCATAACCGTCAAGCGTTCGAAGCGTGACAAGTACGGGGTGTATCTGACAATCGCCGGGCTATCGGCCAAGAAGATCAAAGAGTTTACAGGCGGGACAAAACGCCGGGGAGCGAACAACCCCGACGACCCGTGGTACTGGGTGTTTCTTGAATTCGGTACGGCAAACATGCCGGCAAAACCATTCCTGCGCCCGGCGTTCGAGGCGCAAAAATTCGCGGCGCTGCGTCGGTTCGAAGAGTTCGCAAAACGGCGAGTCGTTAAAGAGGCCGAGAAATTAGCGCGGGAACAAGGGAGCAAAACGGCATGATCGAAATCGACCTGCGCGCCGCGCTGATTGCCGCGTCTGCTGTGACCGCTTTAGTCGGCCAACGGATCGCGGCCGGCGTCTTGCCGCAAGGGGAGCTGCGCCCCTACGTGACTTATTCGCTTGTGGCCGGGGAGCGCATCCCGTCGATGACCGACTCGGGCGTGATGCGCCACGCCCGGATGCAGCTCAACTGCTGGTCGCCCAGTTACAGCGTTGCGAAGCAAATCGCGTTGGCCGTGCAAACCGCTATCGAAGCGAGCGCACTTTTCGAGGTCGTGTTTATCGGCGACCAAGACCTGTACGACGCGGAGACGGACCTGTTCTATGTCGTCCTCGACTACTCGGTTTGGCAGTCAACCGAATGATCTAGTTAAGACCGACCCACAAGTGACGCTGCGCCACCATGTTTTCCGTCTCGTACCCGTCCTGCCAAGGGAACAGCCCGTGCTGATCGGTGATCACCAACTGTAGAAACGTCGGCGTTTGTATCGTGTTCTGGTAGTAGAAAATCGCCTGACAGCAATAGTCCTCGGCACCTTTGTCGGTCATCGCTCGGAACGCTAAGGGTAGGTTGCAGAGCGTTTCGTCTATCTGCCCGGCGACGAAACGCTCGCCGTTTTTGATCAACGAAACGATATCAGTGAAAAGGCAGTGGGACGACTCGCCACCCAACCCGCTAATGAAAAGTTCCGGGTGTCCGAGTTCGGTTAACCCGATGGTATAGGCGAAAGTGCCCTCAAACGATGGCACGCAAATTGTGCTGAACCCGACTCGTTCGATGTCGCCCGCTATCAAATCGTGAACGCTCATTTACAGACCCTCGGCCAACCGTGGCTTATCCAAGTCGGGGCGGTCCCAAACCACTATCGCGTTGCCACGAGGGCGAAGGGATCGCGAGATGCAGACCTCGCCGGCATGAACGGAATGGGGTACGCCGAGCAGTGGCTTAGATTGGTGGGTGTAAAAGTTGCCGACGAAAATGTACCGCTTGATTTTGCCAAGCATCGCTATTTCGTCGACGCCGAACATATTGCCGCCGCGATCAGGGTCGGACTCGTTGAACTTGTGAGTCACCCAAGCGGCGACGACGACCTCGGGCCGATAACGTTCGACTGCCGCCTCGGCGTCGAGGCGTTCGACGTGGCTACCGTATTGAACCGTCGGCTGCTGCATCGATTGGTAGTAAGCGCGAATCGTCGGGTCATCCTGCATGTGATTGTCCGTGCAAGGAATGCCGAGGGCTTTGCCTAGGGCGCCGTTCCCGCTGCCGATCTCTATCGCCGAACGCGTCGGGCTTACTTCAAGAATCAGTTCATTGATCTTGTCCACAAGCTCTGTCGTGGGAACGCAGTAGAGCCCGTGGCGAAGGCAGAAACCCGAAATGTCGTCCTGAGTAAACCGCTCGTAAAACGCGGTCGGGACCACGCGCAGTTGGCCGTTTTCCATCACTTCATCGAGCGCCTGTTGCGCGCCGTCGCTGCACTTCAATACGAACGTGTCCATTTTTTAACACCTTTGTTTTCGCCCATCGGTTCGGCAGAGCGACGAGTGCCAAGTTTATAACAACCGTTATAAAAAATGTAGAACACAGGTTAATTCGAATACCCCGCTAGCAAGCCCCCCAACCAAAAACAGAACACCAAATCAGTTTGGAGATACCCCCATGAGCACGAAAAGCCGCGCCGTGTCTTCGCAAGGCACCCACTTCTATATTGAAAACGCAGAAGCCACGCTGGTGACGACTGTCATTACTGGTATTTCCAAGGCAGCAAAAGCCGTCGTTACCTTCGCGTCCCATACCTTTGTTAAAGGCGACGTGTTGCATATTGCCGCCGTCGTTGGCATGACCGAAATCAACGGGCTTGACGGGATCGTTAGCGCGACCAGCGGTACAACCGTCACGCTTGAGAATATCGACTCGACGGCCTTCACAACCTACGGCTCTGCCGGTACGGCCGGCCTGTTGCAGTTCATCGAGACGTGCCAACACAAGTCCTATTCCGGCTTTGACGGGCAGGCGAGCGAAATCGACACCACTACCCTTTGCTCTACCGCCAAGGAAAAAGCGCTCGGCTTGCAGGACTTCGGCGGCATGTCGGCTGATATGCACTACGTCGAAGATGACGCGTTCCAGGTCGAGGCCAAAGTCGCCAAGCGTGAAGCGTTGCCGCGCTGGTTCAAGCTGGTTAAGCAAAACAACTACATCAAAATCTTTGAAGGCTATGTGCGCTCGCTTAGCGATTCCGGCGCGGTCGATGGGACCAACTCCGGCACGCTGGCGGTAACTATTACCGGCGAAGTTTACGAGGTGGCTAGTGCTTAATCGCGAGCAAATCCTAGGCGCCAAAGACCGAACCCAAGAAGTGATCAACATCCCCGAGTGGGGCGGTAAGGTGACTATTACCGCCCTTTCGGTTCGTGACCGTAGTCTGGTTCTCGGGGAATGGGCTCGCCTTGGCAACCTTCAAAAAGAGGGCGGCGATACAGTCGGGGCGATGCTTGACGTCAAACTGCGCCTCGTCGCCCTATCAATCACCGACGCCGACGGCGTACCGCTATTCACCCCCGAGGACATGGCCGAGCTGGCGACGAAATCGGACCGGGCAATCGGCGTTATCTCCGACGCAGCAATCACCCTGAACAAGTTTTTTGTCACGTCGACCGAGGACGTCGCAAAAAACTAAGGGGCCGCCCTGAGCGTTTCTTCCTTTTCAAACTCGCCCGTGACTTGGGCGTTTGGAATGTCGACGCTTTGGAGCGGCAAATGTCCTCACCTCAACTCGTCGACTGGATGGCGTTCTATCAGGTCGATTTCGAAATACAAACCAACACACTCCCGCCCCTTGAATTCGACGACGCGGCCGAACACTCGGCCGCTATCGATGCCCTTTTCTGAGGATTCGAAATGTCCCTCGGCACGCTGACCATTGACATCGCGGCGAATCTGGCGCGGCTTGAATCCGACTTGGGAAAGGCGAACCGGATTTCTCAAAAGTTCGCCGACGAGCAGGCGCGGCGATACGCCAAAATCGGTAAGGTGATCGGAACGGCAATCGCCGGTTTAGCTACAGGTGCCTTTGCCGGTTGGATTAAAGAAAGTATCGACGCGGCCGACGCGGCGGCGGAAACGGCGCAGACCCTCGGCATCAGCATTGAGGCCTATCAGGGCTTGTCGTTTGCCGCGTCGACGGCCGGGGTTGAGCAGGAATCGCTAACCGGCGCGCTGAATAAATTCAACAAGACGATCAGCGCAGCGGCGGCCGGCTCCAAGAAACAGGCCGCTGCATTCGCCGATATCGGCGTATCCGTTCGCGATGCGAACGGCGGCCTAAAGGACGCTGACAAAGTTCTCCTTGAGGTTGCCGACAAGTTCGCCGGGTACAAGGACGGGGCCAACAAAGCGGCACTTGCCCAAGACCTGTTTGGCAAGTCTGGTGCAAAGCTCATCCCGCTACTCAACAGCGGGCGGGCCGGGATTACCGACCTGACGCAACAGGCGCAGCGGTTGGGCTTGGTCATGAGTTCCGAGGCTGCCGCCGCTGCCGATCAATTTAACGACAATCTGACCGTCTTGGCCGGGGTTAGCCGAGGGATGGCGAATCAACTCGCCACCGATTTGCTGCCCGCTCTAAACGATATCGTCGGGCTAATGATCGACCTCGCGGACAATTCCGACACGGCGTCGATTCACACGTCCGGTCTCGGGACTGTCCTAAAAACCTTGACCTCGCTGGCGCTCGCGGCCGGTAGCGAGCTGGCCGTCGCCGGTACAAAACTCGGCGCATACGCGGCGGCGGCGCAGCAGGCCGCTACGGGTGAGTTTTCCGCCGCGCTTCAAATCCTCAAGGATTCCGACGCCGATATCGACGCGATGCGCGCCAAGACCGAAAGCCGAATCGACAAGCTGTGGTCCGGCGAGTTCGGCCAGAACGGGGCGGCCGCAGCTCAGACCGCCGAAAAGGTGCGCGTAGCACTGGAACGGACGAGCACCGAAACCGATAAGGCGTCGAAGGCGGCAGAGAACGCAGCGAAGGCGATAGACAAGCAAGTTCAATCGCTAAAAGAACAAGCGGCCACCGTCGGCATGACGACGACGCAAACCACGCTGTACAAACTCGCACAAGACGGCGCAACCGAAAGCCAACTGCGCAGTGCAAAGGCGGCCCTTGAAGTCGTCGACGCGTACGAGAAAAGCCAGAAGGCGGTCAAGGATCACAAAGAGCGTACCGAGAATTTGCAGCGCGTCCAAGAATCGACGTTTACCGACGGGCAAAAGCTGCTCAACGATTATCAGAAAAGCGTGGAGACCTTGCGCACTTCGCTGGTCGCGGGCGATATCGATCAAACCCAATACGACCACATCATGGATGGTCTCGACGAGGGGCTAACCAAATCGCA